CATCCGCTGCACCTCCGACCGCCGCCCGTGGACCAACGAGAAGCCGCTGGCGAAGGGCGAGGTGGTGGACGTGCCGCCGGCCGTCGCCGCCGCCCTGAAGAAGGCCAAGTTCGCCGAGGACGCCAAAGGCGCCCGGCTCGGCCTGCCCGGCCCGGAGACCGCAGAGTCGCCGGAATGAGCGTCGCGACCCGGCTGCATGGCGCGGACGGTGCGCTCATCATCGAGCGCGCCCAGGACTGCGCGCCGATCCTGGATCGGAACAAGACGCTCGCCAACGACGGCGACGGCTTCAGCGCCAGCCGCGCCATGCGCCGGGTCGCGAGCATCCCCCTCGTCCTCATCGAGAAGTGGGCGAACGAGGAGGGCATCGACTTCTTCAACCCCGACCACGCCGACGCCATCAAGCGCAAGCTGAACGACCCGGATTACCTGTGGCTGCGCACCGCGCCGGGGCGGGTGTGACGTGGCTCTCGACACCTACGACGCCCTGCTGGCCTCCGGGGTGGACTGGCTGAACCGGGCCGGCTTCGCCGAGTTGACGGCCCGGTTCCCCGATTTCGTCACGCTGTGCGAGACCATGCTGAACCGGGACCTCCGCACCCGGCAGATGGAGACGCAGACCGACTCGGCCGCCTACCGGACGACGGCGGGCACGGCCACGCTGGACCTGCCGGCCGACTACCTGGAGGCGCGCGGGCTGATCCTTCAGACGAGCCCCGTCGCGGTGCTCTCCTACGTTACCCCGGCGGCGCTGAGCGCGACCTATGGCGGGGGCACCACGGGCCGCCCGGCCGCGTACACGATGATCGGCAACCGGCTGAAGTTCGGCCCGACGCCCGACGCCGCTTACGGGGCGGAGCTGACCTACTACGGCAAGATCCCGGCGCTGTCGGCCAGCAACCCAACGAACTGGGTGCTGGCCGAACAGCCCGACCTCTACCTCTACGGCTCGCTGCTCCAGAGCGCCCCGTTCCTCCAGGACGACGCGCGCCTGTCCCTGTGGGGCGGCCTCTACGACGCGGCGCTGGGGCGCGTGCAGTCCACCGACCAGCGCGCGCGCTGGGGCGGCGCCCCGCTGACGATCAAGGTGCGCGCATGGTGACGCTCGACGCCACGGCCCCCGGCTGGGCGCACGAGTTGGTGCGCCGGCTGAACGCCGCGCTGGACGTGCTGCGCGGGGGCCAGATGCCGGTGCACAGCGTGACCAAGCTGCCGAAGGCGACCCCCGCCGGACGCCAGATCTACGTGGCCGATGAAGCCGGCGGCGCCGTCCCGGCCTTCTCGGATGGCGCCGTGTGGCGGCGGGTCACTGACCGCACCGTTGTTTCGTGAGGTAGAGCGATGCCGAGCACTCCGAGCCCTTTGCTGCGCATCGAACTCCAGGAGATCGGGGAGAACCTGAACACTTGGGGCAAGACGCGGCTGAACAACGCTCTCCAGCGCCTTGAGGAGGGGATTGCCGACGTGGTGAGCATCGCCATCACCGGCGCCACCTACACGGTGACGAGCACGAATTACGTCGCGGACGAGGCGCGCGCCGCGGTGCTGGTGCTCACGGGCGCGCTCGGGGCGAACACGGAGATCGTGCCGCCCACGGTCAAGAAGACCTACCTGATCGTCAACAACACGACGCCGGGGACGTTCAGCCTCACGATCAAGACGGCGGCTGGCGCCGGCTATGCGTTGCTCCCTGGACCGCAGCGCGTCTACTGCGACGGCGTGGGATTCTACCGGGGCACGCCGTCGCTGGACGAGCTGCCGAAGGCCCAGGCCGCGGTAGACCTGAACAGCCAGAAGATCACCGGCCTTGCCGCGGGCACCGTCTCCGCCGACGCCGTGAACAAGGGGCAGATGGAGACGGCCATCGCCAACGCGGCGGCCGGCGGCTCGCCCACCGCCGGGGCGGTGCGGGTGACGGCCAGCGACACCACGGCGCAGTTCCTCGACGGAGCGGTTGAGGCGGTGGCGCCGCTCGTCAAGGAGGTGCAGAGCCCCGGAGCGGACGAGACGCTGCGCCTCACCATCAGCGCCGCGACCGACACGGCGCCCGGCGTGGTGGAGATCGCCACGCAGGCCGAGGTGAACACCGGCACGGACGCCGCGCGCGTCGTCACCCCGGCGACGCTCACCGGGCGCGCCCTGCTTCAGGGGCGACATACCATTCCCGTCCCGGCCGGCGCCATGACAGCCCGCACGACGAACGGCGCCTCCCACGGCCTGACGGAGACGCCCGGCAACAAGATCATGGTGAGGTCCTGGGACTTCGATCATGTCACGCAGCAGCACGTCCAATTCGCATACCCGATGCCGGAGAGCTGGGACGGCGGCCCGCTGACGGCGCTGCTCTACTGGGACACGGCCGGCACCTCAGGAGGCGTGACGTTCGGTATTCAGGGGGTCGCAATCTCCGATGGCGACCCGCTCGACGCGGCGTTTGGCACCGCCGTCACGATTGACGACACGGTGACGGCGGCAAACCGCAACCAGAGCACCGCGGAAACGGCGCCGTTCACCGTGGCCGGCTCCGCGCAGCCGGGCGACCGCGTGATTTTCCAGGTCTATCGGGACGTCGCCGCCGGAAACGACACGCTGGCGGCCCCGGCGAAGCTGACCGACGTTCTGTTGTTCCCGAATTACGACAAGGGGAACGACGCATGATCGTCGCGCCCTTCCTTGGAGGCGGAAACCCCAACTTGCCGGGGGATGCGTGGACGTACGGCGCCTCAGCCTTCCTCGTGTTCAGCAACGGCAACGCGACCGTCACCTGCACCCTGTCGTCCGGCAGCGGTGAGGCCGTCTGGTGCGCACGGCAGGCGGACCCGAGCGCCGTGGAGGTCGTCGAATTCGTCATTGATGCGTTCGGCGCCAACAACACCGTCGAGCTGGGTGTCGGCAGCGGAGCGGGAGGGATTGGGGCGGGGTACCGCTGGACGGCGGGCGGCACGGAGGGCTTCGTTGGCGGGGTGGGCGGGTATGCGCCCCTCGGTGTCGGCGCCGTCGTCGGCATCAAGCTGTCTGGCGGTGTCGCCAGCTTCTATTGCAACGGCGTCTTCCAGGCCTCGGTGTCCGGCCAGATCCCGGCCGTCCTGACGGCCGTTTTCAGCGGGGCGGTGACCGGGCAGACCCGCACGATCACGCTGCGCACGGACCCCGCGACCTTTTCCCACAGCTACCCGTGAGGCGCGCCATGCACGCGATCATTGCACCGGACAACACCGTGCACCTGTACGTTCCCCACGCGCCGGACGCGCTCAAGGCGGGCTACCGGGCCATCCCGGTGGTGGAGACTGCCCCGCCAGTGCCGGGCGCCGGAATGGTGCTCAAGGCGCCGGTGCGCCCTGCCATTGGCGCGGCGGTTGCGGCGGACGCAACGGAGCTTCATCTGGAGTGGACCGAGGAGCCCGCACCGGTTCCGCGGTCCGTGTCGGCCTTCCAGGCGCGGGCGGCGCTGTCGCGGGCCGGCCTGCTGGATGCGGTGGAGGCGGCCATCGCCGGTATGGGCGGCGAGGCGGCGCTGGCGTGGGAGTACGCCACGGAGTTCATCCGCACCGGCGCGTTGCTGAACAGCGTGGCCACAGGCCTCGGCCTGACCGAGGCGCAGATCGACGACCTGTTCCGCCAAGCCGCCCTGATCGAGGCCTGACATGCCGCTCATCACCCTCGCCATCGCGCCGGGCGTCGTCGCCGATGATTCGGACACCGCATCGGAAGGCCGCTACACCGGCTCGGACGGCGTGCGGTTCCGCCGCGGCCTGCCCGAGCTGATCGGCGGCTACGAGGCCGCCACATCGGAGATCGTGGATGGCATCCCGCGGGCGCTGCTGGCCTGGGCGGACAACGACGGAGCGCCGCAAGTCGGCATCGGCACGCACTCGCACCTCTTCGCCTATTCGGGCGGCGGGCTCTACGACATCACCCCGGCCGGGCTGACGGCCGGCAACGTGGACGGCACCGGCGGCGCGGGCTACGGCACCGGCGCCTATGGCGTCGGCACCTGGGGCACGGCGTCCACCGTCGAGTTCTACCCGCGCACATGGTCCCTGGACTCCTGGGGGGAATACCTCGTCGCCAACCCGCGGGGCGGCGGGATCTACGAATGGGATCTGGACACCGGAGCGCCGGCCGAACTGATTGCCGACGCGCCGACGCAGGCGACGTGCATCTTCGTGACGCCGCAAGGGCACCTCGTCGCGTGCGGCACGCAGGAGGAAGACGGGGGCGCCTTCAACCCGCGGCTGGTGCGCTGGAGCGACCAGCGCATGAACACCACCTGGACGACGGCCATCACCAATCAGGCCGGGGAGTACCCGCTGAGCAGCGGCGGGCGCATCGTGCGCGGCTTGGCCGGGCGCGGCGAGAACCTGATCTGGACCGACGAGGCGCTGGTGTCCATGCGCTTCGACCCGAGCGGGGAATACGCGTTCACCTTTGGCGACCCGCTCGGCACCAAGTGCGGGCTGATCGGCCCCAACGCCGCCGTGGTCAAGGACGGCGCGGCGTTCTGGATGGCGCCCAGCGGCCAGTTCTACGTCTACCAGGGCGGCGCTCCGCAGGTGCTGGACTGCCCGGTGCGCGACGAGGTGATGGAGAACCTGTCCTACGTCCAGGCGGACAAGATCCACGCCGGCGTGAACAGCATCGGGAACGAGGTCTGGTGGTGGTACCCGGACGTGCGCGACGGCAACGAGATCAGCCGGTATGTGGCGCTGAACATCGCGGACGGCACCTGGATCCTCGGCACCTCGACGCGCACGGCGTGGAGCGACAAGGGCGTGTTGCCGTCGCCGCTGGCGGCCGACGTTGACGGCTCGCTCCACTTCCACGAGCGCAACCACTCGGCCAACGGCGGCGCGCTGTCCTGGAGCCTGAGCACAGGGTTCGTGGACGTCGGGGACGGCGACACGCTCGTCCACGTCGCCGGCATGCGGCCGGACTTCAAGGGCCTGCTCGGCGCGGTGCAACTCACCGTGCTGTCCCGCGCCGACCCGCAGGCCACGCCGACCGAGCACGGCCCCTACACCATCACCGCCGCCACGCAGAAGGTGGACATGCGCATCACCGGGCGGCAGATCGCCTTGCGCTGGTCAGGCTCCTCGGCTCCGGCGCGCTGGCGGATGGGGTCGCCGCGGTTCGACGTCACGCCCGTGGGGTCCCGCCGATGACCGAAGCGCCCTCCGAGTTCGACCGGTGCGCCCCTTGGATCGAGGCGGCGCTGGAGTACACCGGCGGCACGCATGGCATCGAGGACGTGCGGGCCGCCGTCGCCGCGGGCAGCATGCAGCTATGGCCGGGCGAGCGCTCCGCGCTGGTGACGGAGGTGGTGCAGTACCCACGCCTGAAGGCGGCACGGATCTTTGCCGGTGGGGGCGACCTGGACGAGCTGCGCCTCATGGGTGAGTCCGTGATGGCTTGGGCGGCCTGGAACGGCTGCCAGCGGGTGGAGGGGTTCGGCCGCTGGGGCTGGGGCCGCGCGCTGGACGATCTGCCGTGTGAGCGGCGCGTGTTCATGTGGCGCAACGCATAGGCCTATCAAAGCGCCATTGTTTCCTGTATAACAACAAAGCCCACGTCGTGAGACGCCGGCTTTCCCTTGACGGAGCTTCGCCGATGTCCGGTGGCGGCAGCGAGACCACGCAGAAGAACGAGCCCCCGCAGTACATCCAGGATCAGCACCGGCAGAACCTGGACATCGGCAACGTCCTCGCGGACCGGCCCTATCAGCCGTACACCGGGCCGCGCATCGCGGGGTTCACCGCGGATCAGACCGTCGGCATGGACGCGGTGCGCAAATCGGCGACCGGCTGGCAGCCCGGCCTGGGGCACGGCATCGCGAACGACGTTTCGAAGTACCAGCCGATGGTGGTCAGCGCGGCGCAGATCGGCCGCGACGGGCGCGACGTCAAGGACGTGTCGGCCTACATGAACCCGTTCGAAAACACCGTGGTCAACACGGCCATGACGGATCTCCAGCGTCAGCAGGACATCGCCATGAACGGCGCGCGGGCGCGGGCGGCGGGGGCCGGCGCTTTCGGGGGCTCGCGCTCGGCCATCCTGGAGGCGGAACTGGCGCGCGGTCACGGTGACAACATGGCGCGCACGGTGGCGGGGCTGCGCCAGTCCGGCTACACGCAGGCGCAGGACGTGGCCGGCCGCGACGCCGACCGGCTGCTCGGCGTGGACACCAACAACGCCAACCTGACGCAGCAAGCCAGCCTCGCCAATCAGCAGGCCCTCGCCCAGCAACAGCAGATCAAGCTGGCCGCCGCGCAGCAGATGATGAACAGCGGCATGGCGATGCAGCAGCGCGACTTCGGCAACGCGCAGGCGCTCGCCGGCATCGGCCAGCAGCAGCAGGGCATGAACCAGTCCAACCTGGATCTGGCCTATTCCGACTACATGCGGCAGCTCGGCTACCCCATGGACCAGCTCCAGGTC